AACGCAAGTATCGGTTGTTTCGCCGTCCGGCGGCATCAGCAGCTACGATTGCTTCTACAAGAACGGCGTGCGCCCACTTTGTATCTTTTCACCTAATCTCTTTGAATCGGAGTGATGATTATGGCAAGTAAAGAACTTACTGTAATTCTAAAAGCAAAAGATTTAGCAAAGCACACTTTGGAAAAGACATCAAATTGTAATCACTATCCAAAGAAATTTAGATTTTCTCTTGTGGACAAGATGCAGAACAAGTCGCTTGAAATCTACGAATGTTTGATTGAAGCAAATAGGACGGATATAAAAGCATACAAGAGAGAACGATTAGAGTTGCAGACAAGAGCAATAACACATTGTGATGAACTCTTGTATTACATAGAGTTATCAAACAGTTTAGGACTAATCAACATAAAATGTGTCGGTCATTGGTCGAAAATGGTTTGCGATGTAAAGCATATGGCAATTGCATGGAGAACAAAAGACAAAGAAAGATAAAACTATAGGTTATGTGCTGCTTAATCGGTTGTTTCGCCGTCCGGCAACATCAACAACAACAATTGCAACAACAAAAACGGCGTGCGCCAATTCTGTGACAAACAGACAGTTAGAGTAGGCATTAAGCCGAAATCAGAGAAAGATACAGAAAAGCATATGACCTTTCCTAAAAGGATAAATACAAAGGAGTTTTTATTATGGATGATAAAAGTATTATATGCAATTTTGAAAACCTTTATAACGCTTATAAACGTGCTAAGGCAGGTAAAAGGCGCAATGAAAGTTGTGCTAGATTCCAAACAATGAGCCTAGATGGCGTTCATATCTTGCTAGAGCAGTTGAAAAACAAAACCTACAAGATGAATCCATATAACGAATTTAAGGTTTATGAGCCTAAAGAACGATTGATACGTTCTTGTTCGTTTAAGGATAAGGTTGTTCAGCATTGCTTATCTGATACGATTTTACATCCAAGACTGGAAAGCCAGTTTATCAAGACAAACTATGCCTGGCAGAAAAACAAAGGAACATTGTTCGGCATGGATTGTCTGAAAAAACAGATGTTAGAGTTTTACCAAAAACACAAGTTAGATGGATGGATTTTGAGATGTGATGTAACTAAATTCTTTTATAGTATCGACCACGAGATATTAAAAGATATAGTTGACTATTACTTTCCGGAAAGTTACACAATGTGGCTTAACCATTTGCTTATTGATAGCACAGATGGTATCGGGGTGCCATTAGGAAACCAAGTGGCTCAAATATATGCTCTGCTTATGCTTGACGGATTAGACCATATGGTTACTGGCGAACTTGGAATCAATCTTTATGGAAGATATATGGATGATTTCTATTTGATACACCACGACAAGGAATATTTGAAATGGTGTCTTGATTGCATAAATCAGTTTGTAGAAAGCCTTGGTTTGACACTAAACGGTAAAACGCAAATTGTTCCGTTCAAGTGTGGAATACCATTTCTGGGGTTCCACCACTACATAACTAAGGATGGAAAGTATATACGCAGGCTAAAAGGTGAAAACAAGCGAAAAATCCGTAAAAAGATAAGAAAGTGGGTAAAACTCGTTAAGTCCGAAAGAATGACTGAAACAAAATTTTATGAGAAATACAATGCATGGAAAAATCATGCGTCGCACGGAAATTGCGTTAAGTTGTGCCATTCAATGGACTTATATGTGGAAAAGTTGTTTAAATCAAACATAGATAGCAGGTGATGATATTGGAACAGATTAACGGTCAAATTGAATTGACGCAGTACCTAGAATCAAAAATAAAAACTGGAAAGGTCATGGATTTAACTTCTTATATTAACAGCCAAGGCAAAGCACAATACGCACAGATTCAAGAAGTTGTTTTCAAGTCATACGAAGATTACAAGGAAGATGATGATTTCTTGCAAAGAATGACAAATGCAATTTCTATCTATGTGTTAAGCGTATCAAAGGGATATATGGATTATTTGAGAAAGGAAGTGGTTGGATGAAGATTTTAAGCAAGAAGAAGTATAGCAAGTTGCTTGACGATTTTGAAGAATTAAAGGATAAGTGCAAAGACCTAGAAAGAGTAAACAGAAATTTGGAAGAGAAATTAGGAGATAAGAAAACGAGTTATAAGGTAAACAGCGGTAAAGAGTTTTGTTTCAAGTGTAAAAATTCCTACAGGTACAAAACATATTGGGGAGGAATGGAAGTTGAAAAATGCGGTTGTTTATTAAATGTTTCTTGCGAACAGTTTAAAAGGGTTGACGGAGAAAGGAGCAAATAAATGTTAAAAAGACAATATCCAATAATGATGGGTTTGGGAACAAAGATTTTAACCGCATATCATCATCCAAATTTTAAGAATGGTTTGATGTTTGCAATCTTGGACAGTAAGAAAAAATTTCCAAGAGGTCACAATGTAAGCAACGATGAATTAAAGCAGTCAATGTCTACGGTCAGAGCAGAAATATATTTTAGTGATATTGATACACTTGACGGATTTATCAAGCATCTAAAATATGAGCGAGATTTGTGGGCGAAAAAGATTGAGAAGAAAGGAGTAAACAATGAAAAGATTGACTAATAGCGAAAAAGAAATACCTACATTGATTGATAATGCTGAATACTGGCGGAAAGCGTACTTTAAATTGAAAGATTATGAGGACTTAGAGAAACAGGGCAGACTTGTTAAGTTGCCGAAAAAAGTCGAAGAAACGGAATATAGAGAGTGTGTGCACACAAGAACTAAATGCCACCATGAAAATTACAAGTGTTCGGAATGCCCTCTTACTGAATTGTTTTGTGATGAATTTTATACGGCAATAGATAGATGTTATGAGGACGCATACGCTAGTGGATGTCTTGCTGGCATTGAATTAGGAGAATCCAAAGCAGAAACAAAACTGAAAGAATTGAGGTGTAACAATGATTGATTGTAATATTTGCAAGCATAAAGAAGATTATTGTATAGGGTGCAAATACGGTGAGTTGTTTGAGAGAAAAAATGTGTCAGAACCTAAAAAAATATCAGTTAGTAATGGAAATGAATATTGCGGACATTGTGGTTATTTGTGTGACTACGCAAGAGGATATAAAAAGTTTTATTGTATTAGGTGCGGCGGACTTAATTTAAGAAGTTGGAAGAATTGAGAGGTGGAGAAAATGTATGAATTTCTTAAAAGCGTAAGCGAGCGTGACTTTGATAGAAGAATACCGGAAGTTGTTGAAATGCTTGAAGAAAAACAACTCTACGGAACTATCAGTTTGATAAAAGATTTGAAATATTACCTTAACTTAGCTACAAAGGAAAAGACACACGACTGCAACTGCCAGCGCAACAGAAATTCAAGAGATAATGAGCCTTGTTGCAGATGCGATAGCAAAGTTTCAGAAAATGATGATACAAAAAGCAAAGTTACGTCTCTGGAAATTATCGTAAGGATGGCAGACAACAAGCCGTATTACGAAATCAAGTACAAAAAAGTCGGCGAAGATTATTACCATGTAGGTTACAGTTCATTCAATATTTATAATGTATTGAAATGGCGTGATGAGTGTTTTGAACTTGTTGATGTGAAACACACCAATGCCGACAGGATAAGGAATATGTCGGATGAAGAGTTAGCAAGCTGGTATGTAATTAAATGCGAAATTATGATGGGAACTAAATGCCAAAAACCGTTCAAAACTTGCAAGGATTGTATTTTAGATTGGCTTCAATCAGAAGCAGAATAGGAGGAAGTATGAGCAACAATTTAGAATTTATGAAAGAGCATAATTGTAAACATCTAAAAAACTGTAAGTTTGCTAGTGTTGTGAAATATCAGTATTCGGATGATAAAAAAGGATGGTATATACAATTTGGAAATGTGCTTCATGGTATAAAATATTGTCCTTATTGCGGTATGAGATTGGAGGATGAAAATGGAAGATAGATATTTATTTAAGGCAAAGAGGATTGATAACGGAGAATGGGTGCAAGGTTCATGTGTATATACATTTGCACCTAGCAAGGGCTATGTTGTCGGAATAATAGTAGAAAGTTATTTTATTGTTGAAGAAAATGGCAATATGGTTTCAATTGACAAAAATACCATTTGCCGATGTACAGGAAAAAGGGATAAGTACAATCATCTTATTTTTGAAAATGACCTTATGGATGGTTTTATTTATCCGTACCTTTCTGGTTTGGATTCAGAACATGATTACTTTGCAGAGGTTTGTTGGTGTGATGATATTACAGCATTTGGAATATGCACACACAAATACAAAAATTCGGATGTTCGTGGTTCGGCAGATGGAGATGTTGATTTAATTGAAGATTTTGATTCCAGTAAATGGGAAGTTATCGGCAACATTTTTGACAATACTGAATTGTTGGAAAGTGAGGTGGAAGAATGAGACTGATTGATGCGGATGAATTAAAGAAAGGGTTATGTCAAGAATGGTTTTTGGATATACTTCTTACACAGCAAGGCAAGGAAGATATGTTTTATGCATTGGCACAAAAGGTTGACGAACAACCGACAGCTTATGATGTAGATAAGGTTGTGGAGCAGTTGGAAGAAGCGAAAAGCATGGTTCCGGTTAATAGAGTGCTTGATGATATTACCAAAGACAAGCCGAAGGAATTAGGTCAGCTTATAGCTTATGATAAATCAATCAAGATTGTAAAGGCAAGTGGCATGAATAATAATTTAAAAACAAGTGACTAAGTAAAAATACTAGAAAGGACGGATAACATGGCAGTAAACAAAAGAGCAGCAATGCGGAGAGAAAAACGTGTGCAGGAGAAATTGACCGGCGGTAAGCCAACACAAACAAAACTTATGGCAAGGGCATATATAACTGGTAAGAATGAGGGATTTGAACTTGCTACCGGAATTATGTTTCTTGCACTTTGCGAAGAATTTGGATTTGGAAACAAACGAATCAATCGGCTTATTGAACGTATATCTGATGAATCAGTAAAGATGGATGAAGACCCAACAAAGTTTAATGTTGATTGGTACATAGATAAAGTCAGAGAGAAATGCGGTGTCCGAATCCTTAAATCAGATGAGGATGAGTGAGGTGTTTGTTTGAGCAATATCTATCAAAAACGATTGTACGATAGAAGAAAGCAGAACGGACTTTGCATTGATTGTGGAAAGCCATTAGACAGAGACGGTGTACGATGTATAAGTTGTCGCAGTAAAAAGTCGGAGAACGAAAGAAGAAATAAACAATGCTATAAAGAAGTTGGCATATGCCCTATTTGCAGAAAGGTTCCAATCGGCAGTAGTGAATCATCATGCCCGGAATGCCGTGCAAATGAATCAATACAATGCAATAATCGAAGAAATAAAAGTGAAGAAGCACGAAAGAGATATAACCAAGAACACAAGGGATGGGCGAAACTTACATATAAGCAGGACGTAGAAAAAGGTATTTGTCCACGGTGCCGTAAGCGAAAAGCCGATTCCGGGTACTTGACTTGTGGAATATGCAGGGAGAAAAGCAGAAATAGTCAGAGAGCAAAGGCTAGCACGAAAAAGAAAACATGGATTGAAAACGGCTTGTGTTGCTTTTGCGGTGGAAAAGTAAAAGATGGATACAAGGTATGCGAAAAGCACTATCAGATGAATGTTGAAAAAGCACGCTCGCAGAAAGCGAATGAAGCAAGGAAAGAATTACAAGAGAGCGGAATATTATATTATAAAAGGAGTAACAGACCATGGAAAGATTATCAGAAGAACAGTACAGAGAAGTAATTGCGGAAATCAAACATAGTGAACTTCCGAGAAAAACGCAGGAGTTTTTAATTGCGTTGGTTGATGAAGCCAATAAACCAAACAAAAAATTATAGGAAAGGAAAAGGCTTATGAGATTAGGAAAGTATTTATCCTCATTGACTAAGCCGGAACTTGATGAAATTGAAAAAATTTGCAATTTCACAGAAGATGAAGAACAAATATTCAAATGCATATCAAAAGGCTATACATTAAGACAAATAGAGATGAAATGCAATATGTCGGAATCAACCGTCATAAGAAGAGTATCAAGGATTGATTGGAAAATAAATAAGGCAAAGGAGATGATAGAAGTGAAAAAAGAAATTCCAGTATGTGAAAAGTATAACCTTACTATTGAAGAAGCATCGGCTTATTTTAATATTGGAAAGGACAGAATGAGGGAAATTGTGAACGAAAACAGAAATGAACTTGTTCTTGTTATAGGAAGAAAAAACCTTATAAAAAGGAAAAAGATGGAAGAATATCTTGACAGAACAATGGTTTTATAACTTCCTATAAGTACCTATTATTTGCTATAGAGCGTTGTTAGTGATATAATTATCCTTTAACAATGCTCTTTTCTTTAAGAAAGGAGAATGTGCATGCCAAGCAGAAAAGATAACAAAGGAAGAGTATTAGAGAAAGGAGAAAGCCAAAGAACTGACGGTACTTATATGTACCGATGGACTGATTTATCAAAGAAACGTCAAACAATATATGCCAGAACATTAAATGAACTACGACAAAAAGAGTTACAAGTAACAAAAACAGAAATAATATCTGGTGTTTCTTGGGAAAGTAACAAAATAACAGTCCGGGAACTGATAGACAGGTATTTATCGTTAAAAAAGGTTCGCATAACAACAGAACAGAAGTATAGATACCTAATAAATATGCTTGACAAGATACAGATATTGGATATTCCAATCAAAGACATAAAAACATCGTTGGCAAAGCGATATATGATTACCTTAAGCAATATAGGGTATTCGTATGGAACGGTTCAAAATGCAAAAACACTTTTGAAACCGGCTTTTCAAATGGCAGTTGAGGATGATTATATAGTCAAAAATCCATTTCTATTCACTTTATCAAACATAATCGAAAACGATTCAAAGCAAAGATTTTCGATGAGTGAAGAAGATGAAAATTATTATATTGAATTTATTTCCAATCATGGATGGTTTCGACATATCTATGATGATGTGGTGATTCTTTTGAATACTGGAATGAGGGTAAGTGAATTATATGGACTTACATTTAAGGATGTAGACTTCAAAAACAGAAGAATAAATGTAAATAAGCAATTGCACAGAATTGGTGGAAAATACGTTATTCTTCCACCAAAGTCAAAAGCAGGGAACCGTATACTTGCCATGAATGACGAAACAAGAAAAGCATTTATGCACAAAAGGACAGAAGTTAGACCTAAAGTCGAATATGCGATTGACGGATATACTGGATTTGTTTTTATAAACCACTTGGGTTTTCCAAAAACAAGAAGAAATTTAGAGAGCTCAATGAGAGAAGTCCGAAAAAAGCATATTGAACTTGGTCTTGGAGAGTTGCCGCAAATAACACCTCATGTGTTAAGGCATACATTTTGTAGCCGTATGGTTGAAAAAGGTATGAATGTAAAAACATTGCAATTAGTAATGGGGCATTCAGATATTTCTACGACATTAGATGTGTATACCCATAAGAAACCAGATGATGTTGCGAAAGAAATGGAACAATATATTGCTATGTAAAACGGTGTGTTTGGTGTAAATTTGGTGTAAGTTAAAAAACAAAACGCTTGAAAGTACCGAAAAATGGTTGGTTATAAAAACTCTTACCATCTCGCCACCTTTGAAAATTGAAATGTTCAAAAAGGCGAAAATGCGTTATTTTCGGTACATAGAGGATTTTTAACTTTCGCATAAATATCTATAAATAACTATATTTTTTAGGAAAATGGTGTATAAATGGTGTAAATAATTTAATACATTGTTTTACACTAAACAAAGTACGTGATTATAAGAAAAGAGCATTGTTTCCAATAATACATATGAATAAATTTTGAATGATTTCTGACGGTTCATCCGTCTTTTTTTGGTGTAAGTTTTAATTGTAAGGAGTGATTGATATGTTCAAAGACGAGATTCTTGAAATGATTTTTAGCGAAAATGAAATGCAGAAAATACCTATTGGAACGCAGGCTACAGCCGTTAGCGTGTTTGAAAATGTTATTGGTAAAATAAGAAAGGAGAATCCGGATGCAAAATTATCAGAACTTTTATCCGATGAATAATGGATATGTTCAAAATCCATACGCAGAAAGAATGAACTTTTTGCAAAATTG